AAGAAAAAGCACTTGCGGAACGTCGTAAGTCGTTGGAAAACAAGGCTGAAAATCTGAAGAATTTCATAAATCGAACATTGCAAGGTAATAAATTCGCTACTCCAAAAGTGGCGATAAGTTACAGAAAGTCAACGGCGGTGGAAGTTGATGACGAATTTATCGACTATGCAATGAAGAACAACAGTGACTTACTGACATATAAGCAACCTGAGCCGAACAAAGCGGTCATTAAGGAAATGTTGCAGGGCGGTTTTGATATTCCGCACGCAGAGTTGACCGTGAGAAACAACATGAGTATAAAATAAGGAGAAAAACAATGAAACAAAATTTACCGACAATGAACATAAAAGGCAAAGAATATGTTCTTGTAAACGACAGAATAAAGGCATTTAGAGAGAACTTTCCTCAATACAGCCTTACAAGTGAGATAGTGGAATTGACGGATAAAAGGGTTGTTATGGTTGCGAAAATAATAAACCCCGACGGTGTAATCGTTGCGACAGGACACGCATACGAGGATGCGAATGGCAGTTTTATAAATAAGACAAGCTACATAGAAAATTGTGAAACCTCAGCTTGGGGCAGAGCATTGGCAAATTTGGGTGTGGGTATTGACGGAAGTATGTGCAGTGCAGACGAATTGGCAAACGCACTTATAAATCAACAGTACCAACCGCAACCGCCACAAGAACAGCCTAAACAACAGGGCGGACAAATTAATGAAAAGCAAATTCAGAAAATACAGAGCATTTTGACCGTTTTCCCGAAAGAAAACAAAGACACTTCACTCAACATTTTGTTGAACGAGTTCGGTGCAAAAGAGTTGTCAGCATTACAGCAAGATAAATATGTTTTGTTCATAAATCGTCTGACCGACACAGCTAACGGTGTTGTAAAGAGTAGATTGAGCAATCTTGTAAAACAGTTTATGAACAAGTCCGGTAAAACCGAAAGTGAAGTGAGAGAACTTCTGAAAGCAGGTTTAGGCAAAGATGTTGACGAAGTCACTATCGCTGAATTTGACAAGTACGCACATAACGCAGTACAAATGATTAAAGATTATGACGGTAATGCCGATGAATAAGCAGATATTTCAAAAAAAAGACGGTATTAAGGCGGTAGCGTGGCTATCGTCCTTAATATCTTCATTAGACGACAACAAGACGTATGCAGTCGAAGTAAAACAACACAAAAAACAGCGGTCGCTTGATGCAAATGCCTATTGTTGGGTACTGATAGACAAGCTTTCAGAAAAGCTGAATGTCAGTAAAACAGAAATATACAGACAGGCAATTAAAGAAATAGGTGGCAACAGTGAAACGGTGTGCGTGCCTACAAAAGCCGTAAACAAGGTATGCGAGGGTTGGAAACATAACGGTATAGGTTGGCAAACGGAAACGTTTAAAAGCAAAATTGACGGTTGCACAAATGTCATTCTATACTACGGCTCATCGTCGTACAATACAAACCAAATGTCAATGTTAATTGATAATATCGTACAGGACTGCAAAGCACTTGATATTGAAACATTAACGCCGAAAGAATTACAGGCATTGAAGGACGGTTGGAAATGAAACAGTGTTTTATATGCGGAAGAAACGGAAACGGTGATAGATTAGAACGTCACCATATATTTGGAGGAAGTAACCGAAAATACTCTGAAAAATACGGATTGGTAGTTTACCTATGTGGCGAACGTTGTCACCGTAACGGCGAATACAGTGCACACAGAAACAGTGATATAGCTGATTATTTGCACCGATACGGTCAGAAAAAGGCTATGCAAGAGAATAATTGGACTGAAGAACAATTCCAAGAGGTATTCGGAAAAAGTTATTTATAGGAGGAAATGCAATGGTAAAAATAAGAGTAGAAGATACATACACGAACGAAGTATTTGAAACCGAATGTGACGGTGCATTGATTTCAATGCACCAACGCGAAGGAAATAATCGTGTAGTACATTCGATTGTCATTGGAAGATTTAATATTAAATTATTAAAACTCATAAAAAAAGATATAAAGGAGATTTTAAAGAGAGCATTTAAGGGGGAAGGAAGAGTTGAATAAAGTTATATTAATGGGACGCCTTACAAAAGACGTTGAAATAAGACAAACACCGAACAATCTTTCAGTCGCAAGATTTACTATTGCGGTAAATCGAAGATTTGTAAAAGACGGCGGACAACAGGCTGATTTTATTAACTGTATTGCGTGGCGTAAGACAGGCGAATTTATCGCACGATATTTCCAAAAGGGCAGTATGATTGCCATAGTCGGAAGCATTCAAACAAGAAGTTGGGACGGTAATGACGGTAAAAAGCAGTATGCGACAGAAGTTATTGTAGACGAGGCGTACTTTACCGGTTCAAAATCTGAAAACAGTACAGGTGGAAATACTGATTTGTCTGATAGCGGTTTAGATGATTTAAACAGTCAATACGGTGAGGATTTTGCAACAATCGGTGATGAAGAAGATTTGCCGTTTTAATTAATTTGAAAAGGAGCATACAGTATGACATATATTGAAATACTTAATGCGTTTTGGAATTGGCGTAGGTTTAATGTAATTCCACATTCGGCGGCGGACTTGTTTTTTTGTCTTTTGGACTTTGCAAACGCTACTAAATGGGAAGATAAAATTACGATACCCAATTCACGCATAACGGGTAAGATAGATATTTCAGAAAAAAGCCTTTTCAATGCAAGAAATGTATTAATCCAATACGGATTGATAGATTACAAAAACGGTAAAAAAGGACAAGCAGGTACATATCAAATAAATCTAACCACCCTACATAATTTCATCAATAAAGGTAGTAATGTGGGGAGTAATAGCGGAGCAATACGAGGAGCAATAGCGGAGCAATGTGGGGAACATAATAAAGATAAAGAGGAAGATAAAGACAAGATTAAGACAGTATCCCCCGTACCCCCCTTATGCCAAAAAATCAAATACGCTGAACGCGTAACGCTGACGGAAAAGGAACATAAAGCGCTGATTGAAAAGCACGGTGTATCTGATACAAAACGTATTATCGAAATCTTGAACAATTATAAAAAATCAAAAGACAAGGAATATGCGTCCGACTACGGAGCGATAAATAAATGGGTTGTAACTGCTCTTGACGAAGAAAAGCAACGTACAGGAGCAAATACTTCGGTGTACGACGATAGTAACCTTGATTATGACGAACTTGAAAAAATAATGAGGGAGAAAACGTAATGATTGTATTTTCTATAGACCCCGGCAATATGCAAAGCGGTTGGTGCATTGTTGACGGAGAAACAATGAAACCGCAAGATTTTGGAAAGACCGATAATGATGAGTTGTTAGACAGTTTTGAACGTCTGATAAGAGTATATCAAGTAGACGTTGTTGTTATCGAAATGGTGGCGTGTTACGGTATGCCGGTTGGACGCGAAGTGTTTGAAACGTGCGTGTGGATTGGCATATTTACAGAAAAATCAAAGCAATTACAAAAGGACGTTCAATACATAACACGCAAAGACGAAAAAATGAATATCTGTCACAGTATGAAAGCCAACGACGCAACTATTCGCAGGGCTTTGATAGACAGATTTGCAAAACACGATTTAAAGAACGGCAAGGGAACAAAGAAAAATCCTGACTGGTTTTACGGCTTTAAAAGTGACATTTGGGTGGCTTATGCAGTGGGGATAACGTGGATTGATATGGAGGAATAAGACAATGACTATTAAATTACCAATGGACGTGGAAATAGAAATGAATACGCGTTTGCCGTATGATTTCGATGATATTATTCGCAAGATATTCAAAGAATATTTAGGTGAAGCAAAAACAGAAAATTTAGCGTTTGATAAATTAAATTTTATAGACCTCTGTATTGCTTCAATTCGCAATTCAAAATGTGCGGAGGAGGCAGTTCAAGATATAACGCTCAAGCAGACAGAATTCAGATTAAAAATGTTTGATGAACTTCCGGAAAAAAGTTCGTTCTTGAACATGAACTTTATGGTTCACTGTTATGAAACAGGTAGAAAAAATGCGGAACTGCATACTGAATATAGCAGTAATTACATAGAAAATGAAACTATTATGAAAGTGGTTATAAGAATTATAAAAGTGGTTAGTGATTTTGAGGAGGAAGAAAATGGCGAAGAAAAAGAGAATTAAAATCGGTGCTATGTATCGAGAATACGGCGAAATGGAAGGAGTTTTATGCCGTAATTGCTGTAACTTCACAACAATAGCAGTTGACGGAAAACATCACTGCAAATGCAAGGCGTATGGTATAACGAGAGAGGCTAATACAAACTGGCGTAGCAAATATGAGGCGTGCGGATTGTATAACACACCGATAGGCAATAAATATAAACCAATATTTGAAGGAGGGAAAGAGTAATGAATACACCATTAATTAAACCGAGTTTGATTTATTTAATTCATTTGTGCGACAATTTCAAAACTGTATTGTTTATAGTTATGCTTGTAACGGGATTTGTAGTAGTTGTTAGTCTTTATGAATATCTTGACGAAGAAGAGGAACGACAATGCTTTAGTAAGTGGTTTAAAATACCCATTATAGCATTGATAAGTAGCTTAGCGTTGAATATCGTATTACCAAGCGAGAAAACTTGTTACACAATGCTTGTAACTTCACAACTAACACCGCAGAACATTCAAAGTGTCGGTAATGATTTAAAGTCTGTGGTAGATTACATATTTGAGAAGATAGATGAATTGGAGGAATAGAAAATGTGGAATGAATTAAAGCCGTGTCCATTCTGTGGGAGCAATAATATAGTCATTTATGATAAAAGCTTCAATAGTGGACCATACTATGATATTTTTTGCCGAGATTGTCAAGCGTCTGTACGTTTTGCTGATGAAAGCGAAACAGAAGAAGGTGCGGTGAATATGTGGAACACACGAATAGCACCGGAACGAAAACCAATGACACTTGATGAGGCGATAGAACATTGCGAAGAAGTCGCAACTAAAAATTGTTCAGAATGTGCAGAAGAACACAAGCAACTTGCAAATTGGTTACGCACGCTAAAGTATTTAGAAGAAAACGCGGTTATGCCGATACACAAAAAGCAAGATTGGTTAGACATAGCGGAACACTACGGTATTAAACAAATTCCGGTAGCGATTGAAGAAATGGCTGAATTAACACAAGTGTTGACTAAGTATTTGAGAATATCGCAAGGCGGTCAGTTTGTACTAAAATTAATGTTCGAAGTTCAAGACAGCATAGAGGAAGAATTATCGGACGTAATTGTAATGATGATACAGTTGCAATATTTATTTAACATTGACAATGACACAATAAACAAAATTGCAGACGAAAAACTGAAAAGAACGTTAAAATTAATGGAGGAACAAAAATGAAGTTTAGAACAAAACCGTGTGAAATTGAGGCAGTACAATGGACGGGCAGAAATGTAGCAGAGATTATGCGATTTGTAAAAAATGAAAGTGCTATTATTACAAACGGAGTATTGATAATAAAAACCTTAGAGGGCGATATGGTAGCAAGCACAGGTGACTACATCATCAGAGGACTACGAGGGGAATATTACCCGTGTAAGCCTGATGTGTTCCACGCGAAGTACGAGCCGTGCGAATAAGAGGTGACGATATGAGAACTGAACAATTTGAAGAAGTTATAAATAACCGCATAGAAACGTGTAAAAGCGTTCTTTGCAGTAAAGCAGAAGAATATGCAACCGATGATAGATTACATAATTTCAAAGTGGCAGGCAAATTGCAGAAATGCACAGCGGTTAAAGCGTTAGGCGGTATGATGGCAAAACATACTGTCAGCGTGTACGATTTGATAGATGATTACGACACAGGTGTTTCAATATCAAAAGCTATGTGGCGTGAGAAGATAGGCGACAGTATCAATTATTTGTTGTTGCTTACGGCATTGTTGGAGGAGGATCTAAAAGATGACAATTAAAGATATATATAATTTAATGGATATGTGCAGACGCTTTAAGTTTGAAAGTTCCGATACAAGTGGAAAAAGTCCCGAAGAAGTTAGAGCGTATGCAGAGGGATATATCCGTTGCAAAAGTTGCGTTATGGCAGTATTAAGC